AAAGATAAGTTTCCAAACGGTGCTTACTGCAAAGAGGGTGACTTTGTGATCTTTCGATCTTATTCAGGCACTCGATTTAAAATTCACTCACAAGAATTTAGATTAATTAACGATGACACAGTGGAAGCCGTTGTCGATGACCCAAGAGGATATAAAAGGATATGAACGAAGTAGCAGAAAAAATGGAAGAGCAAGAAACCCAACAGGATTTAGACTTTGGGGAAGATAAGCCAGTACAGTCACCAAAAGCCAATGACGCACCGTTTGAGGTAGAAATTGTTGACGACAGACCTGAAGAAGACAGAGTTGCAAAGAGAAACGAGAGTGCAACCACTAATGTTGAGGATGATGACGATGAAGCCAAAAACTATAGTGAGAAGGTGCAAAAGCGTATAAAGGCTTTAAAATACGACTATCACGAAGAGCGTAGAGCCAAAGAAGAAGCCTCTCGTCTACAGGAAGAGGCACTAAACTACGCCAAAAAACTTCAGAAAGAAAACGAAGAACTGCGTAAAAGTTTATCTGATGGTGAGAGTGTCTTAATAAATCAGGCTAAAGGTAGGGTAGATGCAGAGCTAGAAAAGGCTAAAAAGGATTACAAAGAAGCTTACGAATCAGGTGATCCAGATAAGTTAGTTGAGGCATCCTCTGAATTGGCAAGGATACAAAGTGAAAAACAACGTGTTGATAGCTATGTGCCACCAAAGCCACAACAGCCTAGAAAACAAGAGACACCAATACCTCAGCAACCCCAGAAACCACAGGTAAGTCAGAGAGCCTTGGACTGGGCAAATGAGAACACATGGTTCAATAAAGACAGTCGGATGACCTCGTATGCCTTTGGTATTCATGAGGAGTTGGTAAAAAAAGGTGTTGTCGGAGACAGCGAAGAGTATTATAAAGAGATAGATAGGGAAATGCGAAAAGTTTTTCCAGACAAGTTTGACGATGTTATTGAAGATGAGGAAACGCAACAGAGTCAGACTGGCAACGTGGTTGCCCCCACCAAACGGAGTGCAAAAAAACCACGCACAGTGCGACTGACCTCAACCCAAGTGAACCTCGCTAGACGCTTGGGTCTCACAAAAGAGCAATATGCAGCGCAACTAATGAAGGATCAAGGAAATGGCTGATAGAGAACCAAGAGATAACGAAACAAGAGAAATGGAATTTCGTAAGAAATCATGGGAAAGACCTACGTTGTTGCCAACACCTAATCCCAGACCTGGGGTTAAGTTTCGTTGGATACGAACAGCGATCATGGGTCAATCAGATAACCCTAATGTATCTGCAAGGTTTCGTGAAGGTTGGACACCTGTCTTAGCCAAAGACCATCCTGAGTTACACGTTATGTCTGACATCGATTCACGATGGAAAGACAATATTGAAATTGGTGGTCAGCTACTCTGTAGCATATCAACCGAAAAAGTAGAAGCTCGTAAGGAAGCCCACAAGGAAATGGCTAACAGGCAAATGGAATCTGTGGACAATTCTTTCTTGCGTAATAATGATCCTCGAATGCCAGTTCTGAAACCAGAGCGAAGCACTCGAACAACTTAATGGAGGTAGACATATGTCTAGCACATCTGCTCCTTTTGGTTTACGTCCTGTAGGAACAACAGGTGGCGAATACACTGGTGGTTTTCGTCAGTACCCAATCCTATCCTCGTACTCCACAAGGATTTGTTACGGAGATATCGTCAAGTTAGTTGACGGTGGTTCCACAACTACAATCGAGAAAGATACAGGCACAAGTGCAGCAACACCTATCGGTATTTTTCTAGGATGTCGTTTCATCGATGTAAGCACCAGTCAGCTTACATTTTCACAACAATGGTCTGGCGCAGCACATACTGAAGGTATGGCTTACGTTGCTGATGATCCAAACATTCTGTTTGCTATACAAGCAGACGGAACAGTAAATGATGATGATTTGGGAGCTAACGTAGAGTTAGAGCAAACAGCATCAAGTGCTACGTTTGGTATCTCTCGTGTTAGTCTCGACATTAGCACGACAGCTACAACAGCTTCACTCCCTGTGAGGATAGTAGATTTCCTTGGAGGTCACGATGGTGACGAAAGAGGAACAAGCTTTCCAATCATGGTCTGTAAGTTTAACACAGGTCATCAATTAGGTGTAGGTGTCGTGTCAGGCGCAGCACCAGGAGGAGGCTAATCATGGCTGTAATGAGTAGAGCAAATCTCTTAAAAGAGTTACTCCCAGGTTTAAACGCATTGTTTGGATTGGAGTATGAAGGCTATGAAAACGAACACGCTGATATCTATGAAACTGAAAACTCAGACAGAAGTTTTGAGGAAGAGGTAAAGCTATCAGGGTTCGGTGCAGCCCCAGTAAAGCAAGAAGGTGCATCCATCTCTTATGATGTAGCACAAGAGTCATTCACTGCTCGTTTTAATCACGAGACAGTGGCTATGGGTTTCTCTATTACAGAGGAAGCTATGGAAGACAATTTGTATGACAGCCTATCAGCACGTTATACAAAAGCACTTGCTAGAGCTATGGCTTACACAAAGCAAACAAAAGCAGCGTCACTTCTAAACACTGGTTTTGATACATTCACTTCTGGCGATGGAGCCTTTCTATTTAGTGCCTCCCACGGAACCGTGGCAGGTGGTAATAACAGAAACCAACCATCAACAGCAGCAGACCTTAACGAAACATCTTTAGAGCAAGCTGTGATTGATATCGCAGCCTTCGTAGATGAAAGAGGTCTATTGATTGCAGCAAGACCAAGAAAGCTGATTGTTCCACCTGCATTGATGTTTACAGCAACAAGATTGCTACAAACAGATTTCAGAACAGGAACTGCTGATAATGACATTAACGCTATTAAGTCTAATGGGTCTATCCCAGAGGGCTTTGCTGTTAACCATTATCTAACAGATAGTGATGCTTTCTTTATCATCACAGATGTTCCAAACGGAATGAAGCATTTCGTTAGAACTCCTATGGCTACTGGCATGGACGGTGATTTCAACACTGGAAACGTAAGATACAAAGCGAGAGAGAGATATTCTTTCGGTGTATCTGATCCACTTGGAATTTACGGTTCAACAGGAGCTGCGTAAACTAGCAAACTTGGGGGCGATCTATCGCCCCCTTACAATTTCACCTTGACAGCGTAAGCTGACATTTGCCAAGACAAGGAGATTAATATGGGCAATTCAACATTTTCAGGACCAATTAGGTCCGAAAGCACAATTAAAACAGTAAGTAAAAACACAACCACTGGTACAATCACAGAAGTTATTACTATGGGTGATGCTCCAGTTGCATTAGGTGATGAAGACAAAACACTTGATAATGCAACACATAGTGGAAGAGTTCTTGCTGTACCTGCTTTAGCATCAGATAGAACGATAACTTTGCCTGCCCCAGTTGCAGGAGCTACGTTTAAATTTATCTATGCAGGAGCAGCAGAAGAAGCACAAAATCTTATTATTGTTACCCCTGGTAATGCTAACTTTTTCTTAGGAAACGTACAGCATTTAGATACCAACGCAGATAATGTTGGTGTTTATGCAAACGGTAGTTCTAACTCAAAGTTAACATTAACTGACTTTGGTAGCATGGAAATAAATATAGTAGCTAAAGATAGTACCAATTACTATATTTGGGGCAATGTAGTCTCTGAAGACGTACCTGCTTTTGCTGACCAGTAATAGGGGGATAACATGGCTGATGCAGTAACATCACAAACCCTCTTTGACGGTGACAAACACGTTGTTATGAAATTTACAAACATTTCTGACGGCACAGGGGAGTCAGCAGTTAAAAAGGTTGATGTCAGTGCATTGAATGCAGATATATATGGCAATACTTGTAGTAGTGTTGCCATAGAGAAAATCTGGTGGCAGTGCATAGGCATGAAGGTTAGAATGTTCTTCGATGCAACCTCTGACAAGTTTATAATAGAGTTAGGTGAAAATCAGAGTGGGTATCATGACTATAGTGAGTTTGGTGGTATAAAAAATAACGCAGGGTCTGGAAAGACAGGTGATATTGACTTTACCACTGTGGGTCACTCTAGTGCTGATACATATACCATCATTCTGAAGATGCGAAAAACATACTAAATTGTTTGACCCAGTAACTATCTCTGCCGCTGTTGCTACAGCGAGTACGGCATTTAATGGAATTAAGAGAGCTTTTGCCGCAGGTAAAGATTTAGAATCCATGTCGCAAGACCTGTCCAGATGGATGGGTGCTGTTAGTGATGTGGATGCAGCTCACAAGTCGGCAAAAAATCCTACAATGTTTCGTAAAGTCTTCAGTGGCGGTACGATAGAACAAGAAGCAATAGAAGCGTTCACA